GCATTTCTGCCTGCACAGAAGGCCTGCACAGAAGTGGCGAGAGTAATATTAACCCTCGCCTCTCAAGGACCAAAAAAAAAATTGGACACGGGCAGCCCCATTGAGGGGCGGCTGCGTGTCCTCCGCCCTCCCTACCCGGGAGGGCTGCGGCCTGTGCGGCTTGCGGCTGGACGGCTGAGGCCGCCAGCTGATTACAATATGATTGTTCTCTATTTTTGACTTGATAAAAAAATTAGGTCGTCTGGGACTGGATGGGAATCAAGATAGACCCACCAGAAGACTGGACCCCGTAATTAGCGTCATTCTGACCCTTAAACGAGATTTTCGCATGCACAATGCATTTATACAAGAATTCACCATCATCCTGAAACGTGTTGGAGATGGCATACTTGGCACCATAAAACAAAGTGTTAGTATCGGCTAACGAGTGCCATTGCTTCTTCTTGACAACCCAACCAGTAGTGGACGGCTGAGTCTGTGATGCAGCAGCCGACGCACGAGTCGTCTGACTTGGTGTTAACGTATTCGGAACCCAACCAAGACTACACGGTCTGGTCATTTTACATTGCTTGCGAGCAGTCAGGATTGCACTGTCTTCATTCACCCATGTGAATTCACTCTGGAGTTCGTTTCCATACAAACGTGCAAAATAAAAGCGTGGAACCGCTTTTGATATGTTAGACGCCGAAGTGCCTTCGTCTTGGTCGTCGACGAGTATGTCGACTGTCATAGGAAGGAACCTGACTGTGATTTTATCAAAACGGAAATGAGTGTACAAAGGACGATAGTCAGTTACACCAGGTATATTCGAAACACGCCAACACATTGAATCCGACACAAACGCATTCTTGGCATTGGCTAAAAGGCAACCTTGCGAAGACGTAGGAGTAAGCGGGGTCGTAGCAACGTATTTGAACACCTTAGTAACGACCCTGTCAACCTTGGGAGTCCGAGACTTCGGACCCTTGGTTGACTTGACCGCCTTCCTCTTGTATCGTCGCTTGAGTGTTTTCATCAACTTTCGCCGATAGTACGCCATTGCTGCAATTTAGTATATACTCTTTGTCTTTAAGGCATTTTTCAATAGTGAGTTCTTCCCCGGGTTCATGTCGGAGTTCTCGGACATGGGTCAAACGTCGCAAAAACTGCGTGATAGGTTCTGAATATGAAAGGCTCGGAAAAGCATCCTTGGGATGATGCACGCAAGTAAAGTAAATGGCCTTCGCCAAACATTGGCGAAAGTTGCCTTTGATGGGCAATCGATACCCATAACGGTCCGTCAATTGCAATAAAGCCGGCCATGGTACCCAACTCTCACGAAAATCATCAACTACGATTACCTCGTGAGCGTCATACCCATCAAACCATTTACCTGTTTCAGTAGCTGTATAAACACAGCCCGCTCCATACTTGCTCTCAGCGTGTTCTCTTGCATAGCGGGATTTACCCGCTTCTGGGCCGCCCCAAAACCAATAGATTTCAGGCTTCCAGTTTCTCTCCTTTTCATAGTACTTATACATAGTCTCGATAGTACGTATGCTATGCATAGAGGCCTGTGAGTCATCAAGCACGTGGCGAATGGATTTACCAGCCATCGCATAGTCCTTGACATCTTCTTTGTTGCACTTCTTACCCTGTGCGGGACGGTCGCCTCGTTCCACGCTACTACCGTCTTTTTTACAATACTTGATACACGCATCAGGAGTGCTGTACATTGGATTACACCAACACTTGCCTACACCGAGACGCTCTTGGACTGTAGCCCGTCCAATCACATTATCAAAGTAAACAAATCCCTGATAGTGCCGCCGACCAGTCGTCGGAGCAATTTCATCGCCATATACAATGTATCTACAATTCGTCTTATCGAGTGCGTCCGAATCAAGCGAGAAATCGGTGAACACCCATGCCCGAGAGCCTCGGCCCTGAACAGGTTGTTCCACTGATGTCGCAAACTCCATTGGCACTTCATGAGTCATATACTACACAGATGTTTCTCTTTAAGTCATTTCCTGGGAGGCCGTCCGTGGCGGTCGCAAGGCGACCGAGGCTGACTCCTGGCTAACGCAGCGGAGTCGCCTGCCTATACATAGTATAGGCTTGTCTTTAAGGCATTTCTGCCTGCACAGAAGGCCTGCACAGAAGTGGCGAGAGTAATATTAACCC